TGTTGCACTGATATTACGTGTGCCGTTTGCACTATCGTCTTGATCACCTGCAACAGTGTATGTTCTGTTTCCACCTGTTGTTTGAGTTAGGTTACCAGGCGTTGCAATAGTTGTTGTGCCACCTAATGTATATGTTTGTCGAACACCACCATCACTAAGGTAGATATTATTTCCATCTGCAACAAGTAAGATGTCACCATCTGCTCGTAAATCAATATCACCACCAGCGTTAATAGTTGCGTCTGAACCTGCTGTTAAAGTATAAATACTATTTGTAGTGTGTGTCATGACACTATTCGAAGTCACATCATATCTTGCAAGTGCTGAATCTCTCATACTACCTTGAATAGAAGTTTTGAAAGAGTTAGCATTAATATCTAAAGTAACTGCTCCAGTACTCATATCATAGGTAAGTACTTCGGTATTACCTGCTTGGAATTTCAAGTCACCAGTAGTTGTTTCTAAATGTATACCACCTGCAACATCAAGTGTTAAGTCACCAGACGGAACATCAATCTCTTTGTTTGTTCCTGCAATGAACTCGAACTGAGTAGTACCATTATCTTTGATGTAGGTATTACCACCGTCTGCGTCTAATATTATATCACCTGCAACGTCATAAGTCAAGTTACCTACAACATCTATTTCTTGGTTATTACCAAGGTTATAGGTAAGTTTTGTTGTACCTGCTTGTTTGAAATAGATGTCATCTCCATCTACGTCAAGAGTAATATCTCCAGAAGCATCTACTATTGCATTACCATCTACGGTTGCAGTAAAATGTCCACCAGATACAATATCAAATGTACCTCTTGTATCGATATCATAGTTACCTGTTGCACCAACATGGTATGTTCCAGATGCACTATCTGATCTGTTACTTGCTGTTGTGTTATAATGCCCTGTAACTGCGGTTGTGTTTGTTGCACCTAAAGTGTGCTTAATACGTTGATTAGCACCATCTTTTAGGATAACATCATTGCCATCTGCATCTAATGTTATATCCCCAGAAGCATTTACTAATACATTTCCATTTACTGTAGCAGTTAGATCATCGGATACGAGATCCAATGTACCCATTGAAGTAAGATCCATATTACCTTTGGATCCAATGTGGTATGTTCCACCTGCACTGTCAGATACGTTACCACTTACATTTAAGTCGTAATTACCTGTAACACCGTGTGTTTGTGAATCAGAAACAGTAGTGAATGTTCCCATTGTGGTGATATCTGCATTACCAGATGCACCTATGTGATATGTTCCACCTGCACTATCAGACACATTACCAGATACAGTTTCTGTTCTGTTACCTGCTGTTGCTACTGTAGTAGTTGCACCAAGGGTATATGTTTGACGTGTTGTACCTGCATCCTTTAGATATATGTTATCACCAGCGGCATCAAGGACAATGTCTCCTACTACATCAACAACATAGTCACTTGGAGCAGTAATAGTGTAAGTACCGTTATCATTAAGATTATGATTAACAGTATCTCCACCACCACCATTTTTAAAGATGATATCGTTACCATCTGCATCCAATGTAATGTCACCAGAGAAGTCTAAGTTAAGAGTTGTACCTTCTTGTGTTTGACTTCCAGTAGTTGTTAGTGTAGAATT